GCGGGCACGGTCAAGGCTGGCACGGTTAAGGTTGGCACCGACAAGGCTGGCACGGTCAAGGTTGGCACCGACAAGGCTGGCACCGTCAAGGCGGGCATCGTCAAGGTTGGCACCGACAAGGCGGGCACGGTCAAGGCTGGCACGGTTAAGGCTGGCACCGTCAAGGCTGGCACCGTCAAGGCGGGCATCGTCAAGGCGGGCACGGTCAAGGCTGGCACGGTTAAGGTTGGCACCGACAAGGCTGGCACGGTCAAGGTTGGCACCGACAAGGCGGGCACGGTTAAGGTTGGCACCGACAAGGCGGGCACGGTCAAGGTTGGCACCGACAAGGCTGGCACCGTCAAGGTTGGCACCGACAAGGCTGGCACGGTCAAGGTTGGCACCGTCAAGGCGGGCATCGTCAAGGCTGAGTCCAGATAAATCTTTATTGCGCAAATCCGCTCTCATACCTACCCAGCCGTCCACGTCCTCGTGAATCCAGTGCTGGTGCTGTTCTACTATTTTGTCAAGTTCTTCCTGTGTCATAATTCCTCCTATTTGAATTTCTCCGCCATGGCGAGGCACTTGCGTTCCACCTTATCCCATTTCTGTTCAGCGATTCTGCAATGAGCGTTATGGCAGTAATCAGGCCAATACTCAAGAACTTTCAAATGCGCTCTTTCAGCCCTAGACAGCCACAACGCCCGTTTCAGTTTGCGGTTTTTTGCGGATTCGCAAGCAATTACTTCTTCACAAAAAAAGTGCTGCTTCATCCATATTTCGCATTTTTTCAGCCTTTCGTTCTCGGCGTCCTGCTCAACAAGTTTCGCCTTCAGCCTTTCGTTCTCTGCCCTCGTCTGCTCTATCTCCTCCCAGTGCTGGCGGATTCCGTCATTCTCCGTGACACGCTCGCACAGATCGTGGTTTAGGCCTTCAAGGTCGGCTATACTAGCCTTGAGTTCGGTGATGGCTTCGTCTGCTTTTTCCTTGAGGTACACTTTCGCATCCGCAATCGTGCCGTAGACGGGTATAGTCACATCCCCCTTGTATGCTTTCAGTTCGTCGCACTTCATTTCGCCTCCCAAGTGATTACAAAGTATTGTTTGCCATATTCCGCGCCCCATTCAGGGCGACCCGTGCCGATGCGGATTTTCGGATTCTTGAGCGTTATCTTCGGGCTGTCCGCACGGTAGCCGTTGCGAAGTACGAGGTTTGCAAATTCCTTGAAGCGGTGGCCAGCTTCTGGTTCGCAAGTTCCGAAACCAGAAATAAATGTCTTGTAGAATCTGCTCTCGTAGTACGGCTTGATTTCCCGGTACTCTTCCTTTTTCTTTCCGTCCCGTATCATCGAGAACCACGGTTCGGCGATTGTAAGCGTGAGCGTCCTCATAGTTTCTCCAGCAGTTCCTTTACGCCTTCTGCGAAAATCTTGTAGTAGTGGTGGTTGTCCTGTTCCTTGGCGGCTTTTTCGGCCTTTTTCAGCCGTTTGTCCACCGCGTCGGCAAAGTTGCGCAGGATGTTCAGTTCCTCGTTCATCGGGGCGAGGCGGTTCATGATGAACTGCGAGAGAACCTGCTCCCACCGCGTCTTGAACCCGCCGTTCCCGATGTTGGCCTTGACATTCCCGATGAACTCCTTGAGGTCGGCGTTCGCGAGGCGGTCGATTTTCGCCCTGCGGTTGTCCTCGGCTATCTGGGCGGGTGTGCGGGAGTCCTCTTTCTGGGGAATCTCGCCCCGCTCCATCGCCTCAATCTCTGCGAATATGGCGTCGAGCCTCGCCCGTTCCTCGTCAGTCTTTACCTTCGCTAGTGCCATTTTCTGCCAATTCCTTTAGTTGTGCGTCCAGCTTCACCGCTGCCGCGAAGTGCGACTTGCTGTCCCTTGAGAGGTCTGCCGCTCTCTTGTGCATCAGCGTGCCCTTCGTGGCCTTTTCGAACTTGATGCTTGCCGAGTAGATGGCTTCGAAGTATTCGTTGCGCTCGTTGTTGATTTCGCCGAGTCTGTCATAGAGGGCGAGGCACTTCTTGGCCAGTGCTACTTCGAGTTCGGAGTTACCCCCCCCCCTCCCGTAAATTTTGGTTTACAATGTTCTGGCAGTCGGTCTTGGAAATCTTGATGAGCATGTCATTCTCCTTTGATATTGTTGATAAGGTCGTTGAGTTCTTGAACCGTTGCGTCGTGTGATTTTTGTATAATTCCGATCTTGATTTTTAGTCCGTCAATTTCCTGTTCAAGTTCTTTGATGCGTGCCTTTGCCAAATCCCATTCGACTTCGTGCTTGCGGAGTTCGTCAAGTTCAGTGGCCATTGTTTCAATAATCTTATTGTTTTCGCATAGCGTTTTCGCCATCTGGTTTCGTTCGATCATCAGGGCGTCGTAGGCGTGGTGCCACTTGCCCACATCGTTTTCCAGCTGGCGCGTGTAGGCCCTGTATTCTTCAATTGTCTGCATCAGTTTTCTCCATCGCCCATAACGGCTTCTTCGGCTTCTATGGTCTCGTAAATGGCAAAGTAATATCTCATCAGGGCCTGTCCGATGGTGACAATTTTGTCATTTTCGGGCTTGTTCTTGATGTGGTTCCAGATGTTAATAGCTTGCTCCATCGAAAAATGGTAAATCAGTCCAATCTTCTTATTTTCGTCAAGTTTGATTCCCATAGCCTTGACATTCTTGATGGTTTCGCGGATTCCTGTCTTTGCGCCCTTTTCGGCGTTGACGAAAAAGGCTCTAATTTCAGGGTCTTTGCCGTGTTCTTCCAGAAACTTTTCGTATTCGTTCACGTCGAAGCCTTCGGGTAAAATCATATTGCCTACCTTTTTCGTCGGCCTTCCTTCGGCTTCCATAATCTTTGCGTTGGCTTCGTTTGTCCGGTAGCTGATGCACTGGCTGCAGATGGTGTAAGTCTTTCCGCTTTCGCTTGTCAAGCCAACGCCGTTGGGCACTCCGGTGTATGGATTGTTTCCGGGCTTGAAAGTTTTGCCGCAATTGAAGCATTTCAGTTTATGTTTCATTTTCATAATGGTTCCTTTTTAGATTAAGTCCGTGCGATGCCTTGGTAGCGGGATTGCGGGAGTCGAACCCGCGCAACGCTTACCCCTCTCACAGATTAAGGCTGCTCCGTTATCCCGTGGTTCCCTGCATTTGTAAGAGCGGCAGGGGCGCTCCCTTCCGTCGGACACAACTAGAACGGAAGGTCGTCAGCCTCGCTGGCGTCGAAGTCCGCCTGCTTCTGCGCGGTGGCCTTTGGTGCCGCCTTCTTCGCGTTACCGTTTGCCCTGAAGTTCATCAGGACGGAATCGTATTTCCTTGCTATTCGCTTCGCGATGTCGTCGGGTACGGGTTTCAGTCCACGGTTAGCGTAGCTTCCTACCGGGTTAACGAAGGACACCTTCTCCATGCTTCTGGTCTCGCCCGTGAGCTCACTGGTGTAGTCCTCGAACGCCGTAGACACTTCCACCTCGGTGCCTTCCAGCGCGCTGCCGTTCAGCTCCTCGAAGCTGCTGCCGTTCCAGCCGATGTCGCGCAGTGTCTTGGCGGTGTGTTCGATGGCACCCTCCGAGAGCCACAGGTCGGCAAACAGGATCTTGTCGACGGCGTTTCCGTTGTCCAGGTCCTCGTCGCAGCGGATGTGGAGCTTGACGCTTGGCGTGTGTTTCTGCTTGCTGACTGCAAGCGCGTGGGACATGATGACCCCTTTGTAGTTAGGCATTGTCGGCCTCCTTTTCGTTGATAATCTTCTTGCAGTTGTTGATGACCTTGCGCAGGTCCACGGCCGTAAATTTTTTACGGGCGAGCCACTTCTCCGTGCTGGCCTTCTTGTCGTCGGGCAGGTGCGGGATGAGGCCTTCCAGTTCCGCGACCAGTTCCGGGGTTTCGTCCTTTTCGCCCCTGATTGCCTTCAAAATTTCGGGCATGTCCAGGTCCATCACGTCGGGCAGGCCGAAGCGGTTTTTCGCGTCCCACGCCGCGCTGTGCGTGGTCTGCACGATGCGGGACGTGCCGCCCGTGGCCTTCACCTTGATCCCGTTCTTTTCCACGAACACCTCGAATCGTGCGAAAAGTACCGCGTCGCTCCATTCCTTGAACAGCCCGGAAATCTTCGCGTTCATCTTGCTCTCGAAGTGGTCGTAGTCCTCGCCGGTGGGATTCTTCACCGTCTTGAGCTGGGAGTGGGAAAGCAGCAGGATGTTCATTCCCGCGGCGTTGGCCCTGTCGAGCCGTGCCAGGAGCTGCCTAGCCTCGTTCTGGGCTATCACGTATCCCTTGCCATAGCCGAAGTCCTCGATGTGCTTGATGTCGTTCTTCTTGGCGGCGGTGACTACGTGCTGGTAGAGCATCGGTTCCAGCCAGTCCAGCGTGTCGATGACAAGGGTCTCGTAATTTCCTCGGTTGGCCGCCAGTTCATCAACGAACTGAAGCACCTCGGCCCAGCTGGAAGGCGTGAAGTTGGCCACGCCATCGAACTGCGGGCCGACAAGTCCGGATTCCCCGCAGATGAAAATCGGGTTGGGCATCTGGGCGCCCGCCGTGGACTTACCCACGCCTTCCTGGCCGATGAGCATGATCTTGGGCGGTCGCGTGGAAGGCCCCTTCTTGATGTTGTCGAGCAAAGACATTTTTCATTCCTCCGTTGTTGTGTTAAAGTTCCTCGTTTTCCTTCTCGGCGGTGCGGAACAGGGTCACGTCATCGATGTCGGCGCAGCCGGTACACACGTCGAAGTATTCGCACTGTCCGAAGAGAGAGCAGCTCTGAGGGTTGCGGCTCCAGCGGTTCAGCCTCTCGGCGTCGGCGATTTCTCTGGCGGTCGCCCACATGTCGAACAGGTATTCCACCAGGTCGTTCTCGCTGCGTGCGATTTCGAGCCGCTGGAAGTAGTAGTCGGGTCGGCTCGCGATGTCGGCCTTGACGCGCTCGTACCATTCCTGCGCGGTCTCGTCGAACTCGCGGCAGGCCTTGGAGAGGGAGCCGTCCTTGTTGTACTTGCGCTTGTCCTCCGGCGTGGCCTTGTAGGGCTTGAGCGCGGGCTTGCGCACCACGTCGTACAGGCAGTTTTCCACCTCGAACCCGGAAGCCTTGGCGCCCACGTAGTAGCCGGACACCTGGCCGTCGATGGGGAGCTTGCGCCAGTAATCCGAACCCGGGCCGATGTCCTGCGAGGTGGTCTTGTGCTCCACGATGAGTGTCTTGCCGGTGGCCTTTTCCTTTGCGATGGCGTCAATCTTGCCCGCGAGCTGGAATGTCTTGCTTTTGCCTCCCGTTTCCGGGTTCATGAGAGGGGCGGTGAATCCCACCTCTGCGGCGACCTTCTCGTACTTGGCGGAATCTTCCGCGCCCCAGCGGGCCTTGTATCCCTCGAACAGGGCGAGCAGGGTCATGTCCTGGAATTCGTCGCCCGTCGTGGGCATTTCTTCCGGGCCTTCCTTGCCGGTCCAGTATGCCTCCAGGAACTCGTGGAATGCGCGTCCGAAGTTCAGGGCGTCCGAAGTCTTGACGGGGCGTCTCAGGTCCTGGTAGCAGAACTTGAAGGCGCGGTGGCAGGCGGAGAACTTGCTCCGCATGGACGATGTGAGGTTTCTCATTGTCTAATCCTAGTAGGTGTGTGAAAGCTGGCGGGCGATGAATTCAACCTGGTCGAACGTGCCCCCGCCGATACGCACGTTGTCAACAATCCTTTTCACCTTCGGGAGGGTGGCGGCGTGGCCGGTCACCTGAAGGAAGGCCCTGTCCTTTTCGCCGACGGCCGTATAGACGCTGTCGGACTTCTGTGACCTGTACTCAGTCTTCATAGGTCTCGATCCTGTTGTAGTGTTCGCAGTCGAAGTCTAGCTCGTCGTCGAGCGAGGTTCCGTCCTCTTCGGGTTCGGGCTTCGCCAGAAGCTCGGAGATTTCCTTCTCGTAGGCCTCCTGGAGCGCGCTCTTCTTGTTCTTTTGTCTTGGCATTGTCATTCCTTGAAGCTGGAGACGGTGGCCTCCAGGTTGAGGCAGTCGTGCACGTCCTTGGTGGTGGATTCCACGGCGAGCTGTGCCACGCGGTACTGCCTTACAAGTTCCTTCGGCACATCGTCGTTGTTGGCTAGCCTGTCGGCTATCTGTATGGCTATTGACTCGCGCATCATTTCCGCGCCTTCCTGCGCCGCCCGGAGTTCGGCGTAGTCCTTCATGGTCATGTGGGACATACTATCCCTCCAGCCATGCGAAGCCGACATAGAGGGCCACTAGCGCGAAAGCGAAAAGGGTGCCGAGCACGAGCTGGCCGACTGTTACGAGCCTTTCCGGCCTGTAGTCGTTGCAGGTGATGTAGTCGTGGATTCCGTCGTCGGCGGGTCCGCGTTGAAAGTTGATAGTGTGGTTCATGTTTTCCTCCGTTGTTGTCGTTTTCAAATCTTTTCCGCTACCCATGCCTTCAGTTCCTCCATGGGGAACCACCTCGTAGAGCCGGGGCCGCCCAGCTGGATCATCGGTACGTTCCTGCGGGTGCGCGATTTCTTGGTGGCCTTGATTACTCGCGAGAACTGGCGGACGGAAAGCCCGATGAACTCGGCGGCCTTGTCGAAGTTGGCGCACTCCATTCCCGCTATGTTCCTATATTCCGGTGCCCTGGTCCTCATAGCCTTGTCCTCATCGTAACCGCACCGTACTTCATGACATTGTCGGCGGCGACGTGTGTCCAACTTCGCTGGTAGTTCACGAACTCCACGTTCTTCGGGTCGGACTCGAAGGCCGTAACGATACCTTTAGCTTTTTCGTCGTCAAGCCATGGAATGCGCGTTCCGTGCAGGTGCCACCAGGCGTTGATGTAGTCGTACTGGTTGCGCGTCAGACCCTCACGATATGCGATGGCCACCGGTTTTACGGACGACTCGCGGTGTGCGAAAAGCACATCCTTCAGAATCTTCTGTGTCGGCACGTCAGATATGTCACGGGCGCGTCTGAATACGGCGTGCACCTCGTCAACATCTGAAAATCCAAGGGCGTCGGCCAGCGAAGCCGCCACCACGTCGATGGTGGAAGGAACCACGCGTCCCGCTGCGGTGTAGGAGAGGGTGAGCTCCTGGTGTATGGCGTTCACGATGTCGTAGTTCATGCGGCCTCCTTCTTGCGGGCCCTGTATGCCATGTTCCATGCGGCCCTCTTTTCTTTGTATTCCGGGTCGTCCTTGTGGCGCCTGCGGTAGTCGGCCTGGTGCTTGGCGCAGGCTTCCTTGTGTTCCGCCTTCCACTTCCTGGAGCGTTCCAGGTAATATTCCGGGTTGGCGTCATATCGGATCTTGAACCACTTTTTCTGGAGGTTCTTTCTGTTCCGGATTATCGGGTCTACGATTTTGAGCGGACTGTATGTTACGTAGTGCGCCTCGTTGCGTTCGGCGATTAGGGATTCCCAGTTCATGCGGTTTTCCTCCCCTTGGAGAACATGGCCTCCAGCCTGGCCTTGGATTCCTCGTAGTTCTTCTTGCTGATGTCGTCGGAAGTCATGTATCCCTGCTTCGGCTTGGCTTCCTGTGCCTTGCGGCGGCTCCAGTTCAGAAGGGTGGCGTAGTGGCTCTTGTACTTCCTGGCCTTGCCCTGGGATTCGATGTACTGGTCAAGCTCGGTGATGAGAGAGTCGGCGTCCTGGCACTTCTCGCATAGCTTGATGTACTCGTCCGTCGTTAACATGACGTTACCGAACTCACCGTGTGGATGTTTGGCGGGAAGCGCGGGGGAGGGTGCAGATACGCTCTCAGGAGTAACCTCCCCCGCGCCGTGTTGGCTTTCCAGAGCCTGGCCTTGCCGAGCCTCAAGACTTGCCACGGATCCGCCGTGGCTCGGGGCTGTCTCCGCCGGGTTGCCGTCTTCGGGACTGCACGCCGGCGGTGCATAGCGGCCGCTTGCGCGGGTGTCCCGGGTCTGTGCGGCTTCTTGGTCGTAATCTTTCCCGGATTGCGCAGCCGCCTCCGGGGAGCGGAACATAGTACCCTGCGCGGTACGCCCACCGCTGAATCCGTGCGCTGGGGCTTCGTTCTGCGGCACCCGCCGCATATTCTTGGAGACGGTGGTTGGCGCTGATGCACCGCTTTCGCGGCTGTTGAAAACCTCCGCGCCCTCGCGGGTGGCGGCGTCTCCGTTGGTGGCTTGTCTAGGGCCGTAATGGTTGGCAGACGGTTCGAGAGCGTCATGAGCCCGGGTCTCGTTTCTGGTAATCGCCGACCCGTCGGGTTTCGCCTGGGAGTCCTCGCGGGTGTCCCCGTCTGCCGTTAATGGGTTGCAGGCCGTAGCGGATTTCACGGCGGCACACTTTCGTGCGTCAGGTGATTCATCCCCGGCATTACTGGTAGGGGCGACCTGCGTGGAAATGTCTTTAGCGGCTGCTGTAAGTTCTTCCTCGGCGTAGATTTCCTTGAGGCGTTCCTCTATCTGCTGGCGGGTCGGGCGCTTGGTGCCTTCCTTGACAAGTTCAGCCTTGGCGATCCTCACCCTTGCGGCGTACCTCTTGACCTCGCTGTATTTTCTCGCCTCGTCTATAAGGCTTGAAGCGTAGGCCTCCGGATCTGGGTCTAGGTCCTGAAATTCCAGAGTGGTGCAAAAACGGTCAAGCCATTTACCGGCTTCCGAGGCTTCGTGTCTTACGCCCCGGACCTCGTACAGGAACCGTCTTATAGTCACCTGGATCTTTGTGATTTCGTCAGCCATCGGCCAGCTCTTCCTTGGCTAGTTTTGCTACGGCCTCGGCCACTATACGGGCCTTGGAATCCTTTACGCCCTCGTCTAGGCGCTTTTCCGCAATCTTCGTTACAGCGTCAACGGTTTGCGGTTGTAGTCGTATGCTCAAAGAATCACTCATTTTTTTATCCGTTCTTGTGGTAATTATCACTCTATGTTGTGAAATATACAACTTGGACAGATAAAAAGCAATACTTTTTACCACTTTTTGTTGTAAAAAATTATTTTACATAATCCACCGCAATAAAAAAGGAGGCTTTTATGGTCCGCATTTACGAGTTTATGGAACGCGCAGGAATCCGTAACCAGCAAGAGCTGGCGAACCGTCTAGGCCTCACTCAGAGCGCAATATCCGCGTGGAACTCCGGTGTAAGGTTCCCGACGTATGAAACCTGCGCTCAGCTTCTGCAAATGGGAATGACGGTTTATGAGCTTTTCGGGGTAGAATATATGGATAAGCCTCGAGAAACCGAAAAAGAGGACTTCGACAAAAAGGTTAAAGAGTCCTTAATTCGTATAATAACTAAGCAGTGCTAAGCACGTGCTAACACGTGCTAATCATTTGTTTATCTGTGTTTAACCATATCATATCATTTCATTTCATTATATTTCATATCATTACATATCATTACATATCATTACATATCATTACATATCATATCATTTCATTTCAGTAAGTAAGGGGGTGTGGGGGAAAGACCCCGCACCCCCTAGACCCCCGCCGCGCCTCCGGTGGGTTTCTTTGTACAGAAACAAAAAAAAACGGGGTGTCACCCCCGCCAACAACAACTAGACATTTTCAGCCCTCCCCCTGAACCGAAGAGGAACACGGCCCCCTTGCTCCTCCCTCATGCGCTCACGCTCCGCGGCCCTCTCCGCCTTCAGCCTCTCGCGCTCGGCCCTCCTCTCCGCCGCACGCTCGGCACGTACAGCCGCCGCCTTCTCCAGGTTGCGCCTGCTGGCTTCCGCCTTCCTCGCGCTCCCGCTCCCCTTCAAAAACGTCCGCATCACGGCCGAATATATGGCGCGCGCCTCCGACTCGGTCAGTGTCTCCCCGCAGTGCGGGCACCTTATAACCTGCTTTTCGTTCTCCATGTTCCTATCCTCCAGGGTTAAAAAGGCGGTTCCAGGGGTTGCCGCCGCCCCTCCGGCACTAGGCCGCACCGATCTCGTCCCAGGTCACCGCTAAATTTTCAAGATACTTTCTCGCGTTCGCCTCGTATTCGTCCAACCCCACCACGGCGCCGCCGTCTAACATAATATCGCCGTTTGACGCCCTCTCCCTGGCATGGCCCAGAGCATAGCGCATGCGCTTTCCGTAGCTGCCGCCACCGTCGCCCAGGTCGCAACGGTCGGTAAATTCAGACCCGTTTCCTGCGTAAAATGTAAATTTAAGTTTGTTGTATCCCAAATCCCCCTCAAAATACTTGTCAAGATCGCCGGTGATGGCTTCGAAAGCCTCGACGCTGAAAATAGTCGCATCTCCACGCGTGCGGCCGTGGTCGTCCATGGCGCCCAGTTCCGACCATTCGACAATTACATGCGGGTGGTAGGCGTCTCCCGGGAACAGTTCGACATATTCGGCGATTACCTCGCGGGCGTGGCGTTCCTTTTCCTCTTCCTTGGCGGCGCGTGCCGCATCTTCGGCCTCGCGTTCCATCCTGGCGGCTTCAATCTTGTTTTCGACGTATTCGCGCACGCTTTCCACGTCTTCGGCTGTCAGGTGGTAATGTTTCGCGCCTGCTGCCGCCTCCCTAAATTTCTTGTAAAGCGGGTGATCCTCGTAAACGGTCGCTCTGTCGCCGGTCACATAGTCCGTGTAAGGGTCGGAATCGTTCTCGATTTCAAGCCCGAAGCCCTTGGGCAGGTCGCCGTAGCTCCTGGCGTAGACGGTCACGCACGGCCGCCCGTCGCAGCGATTATCGACACTATAAAAGGCCCTGTAAAGCTCCCATTTTCCACTCTCCCGGACATAAAGCCCATTTTTAGCGATCTTTAGCCCGGTCCCGTTTTCCTCGGGCGCCTTCCTGGTCGCCTTGAAAAGAGCGGGGTTTTCCTCTTCCATGCGGGCGAGAGCCAGAGAAAGCTCTACAGTGTACTTACCCACCCATTCCTCGCTCCGGTCGTAATCGCAAACGCTGGCAAGCTCGGCGCGGACGTATTCCAGGCCGGCCATTGACACAGGGCCGATTACGCGCATTTTGGCCTCTGTCCTGTTGGCCTCTTCTGCCGCGGCGGTCCCGGCGCCGTTGCGGACTGGCCAGTAAAGCCTCTTTTTCGTTTCCTTGCCGTTTTCGGCCTTCGGGGCCTCGCACGCCGCCACCGGTGCGGCGGGATAGTTAGCCACGGCCGCGACGACCTCGGCGGCGGGATCGACCGTCCAGACATCATCATCTGAGCTTACAAAGCGCGCATTTACTCCCGCATTGAGAAGGAGAAGGCGGCCGTCGTCGATGCTACCGACGGCCATAAAGATTTTACCGTTATTTTCCCAGAGCTGGACGCGCTCGAACCTGGAAAGGGCCCAGACAAAGTCCCGCGCGTTCTGGTCGTCGTCCATCTCCACGCGGTCGCCCTTTACATCCTCGGCGCTGCCGTTGCTGTACTCGAATCCGTCCGGGTCGTCGTAGTGAAACATCCACGCCCCGGAACGATCCAGGCTAAAACGGAAATTTCTGGAATAATTCGAGAGCCTGCACACCATCAGCGATGCGGCCTTCAGGCCCGCGGGAATGTCCCAGAATCCCAGGCAGTCGTAACCCATGGCGGCGATTTCCGAGGCCTTGAGCGCGTACCAGTCGCGCGACACGTTGCGCGCGCTGCTGGAATAGTAGGTGAAAAATTTCCCATCGTGCTCGCGCTCCTCGCTCTTGTTAATGCACATCCCGGCGTATTTCCCGGCGGTGAGCCTGGCGGCCTCGAAAGTCTTGAAAGTGGCGGTCTTGGTGTTGTTCTTTGTCATGGTTTTACCCTCGTTTGTTGTTGTTGTCGCAAGGCCTTTTCTCAACCCTGCTCCCAGAATATGACTCTTTCTTTTTCCAAATGCAATAGATAATCACTTATCTTTTCCTTATCTTTTTATTATTATAAATAAGTATGAAATTATAATGGTTTGTTGATTTTCAAAAATCCTAAGACCTGGAAAAAAAAGACCCGGCGCCAAAAGAAAAAAATCCCGAACGGAAAAAGCAAAAAAAACCGCGGGAGCTGGACGACACAGCCGACGCCGGAAACCCGGAAAGAACACGGCAGCCCGAACCGCCGAAAGTCGGACAACCCGCAAAATGTAGTATAGATACCCGGATGGAGACGCGAAACAATCCGGGCACCGACCGCATGAACCTGCGCCCACTCCCCAAAAAATCCACGCGAAAAAACGCAAAAAAAGCAGACGAACCGTTGCCGATAATCTCGATTATGTAAACTAGAGCTGCGAAAGTAAACAAAAGTTTACCTAGATACTACGAAAAAGTTAGGAAAATCCTACAAAAAACTTAAAAGAGGGGGGTACCAGGGGGACAGCCCCGGAGCGAGGGGGCGCCGAAGAAACTATACACCACTTCCCTGCGCGCGGGCAAAACAAGTGTAAATAAAAGTTTACAGAGTTATGATAGTTGGGTATGGCAAGAGTATTGAGCGACGACGAGATAATCGAGGTATGGACGCGCGCGATGGAGGAGAGCGGGAACAGCAACCCGTTCAACCGTAGTGCTCTGCGTGCTATGGGCGAGAGCGGCCTGACGATGGTGGACATCAGGACTCGTCTCGGTGTGATCCTCGGCAAGAGGGAGACGGAGCGGAGCGAGTCAGAGAAGAGGCTCCTGAAGTTCTACGAGAACCTGAAGCTGGAGTTCGAGCAGGGACTGGTGGACAGCTGCATGGACTCGGCGCAGGGTTCGATGTTCCTGCTTAAGACGCGGTACGGCTACCGCGAGGGGACTGACCTGAACATAACGGCTGGTAACGAGGCAGGCAAGAAGGTGGTGCGCAGCTGGGGTGTGGACGCGTCGGCGTCGTCCGGGGAGGCCGATGAGGGAAGTCAGGTTTGACTATCCGAGCCCGAAATTCAGGATACTGTACCCTGAGTACAGCAGGGGCAAGAAGCACATCATCCTGAAGGGCGGCCGCGCGAGCACTAAGAGCTGGAGCGTGGCGATGGCGCTACTGGATCATTGCAGGACGTACAACGGCTTGCAGGTGATGTGTGGGCGCGAGGTGCAGAACAGTATCGCGGAATCGTCCAAGAGGCTCCTGGACAACACGATTTCGAGGCTCGGGCTTGACGACGAGTTCAAGAGCACGAACACGTACATAGAGCACCGCGAGACGGGCAGCTTCATCCGCTTCATGGGCATGGAAGGGAACCACGAGAGCATCAAGGGGCTCGAGAGCTACGACATCTTCTGGGTGGAGGAGGCGCAGAGCGTCACCGACGGTAGCCTTGAGGTGCTGATACCTACGATGCGCGCTCCGGGCGCCCAGATATGGTACACGTACAACCCCAACTTGCCGACGACGCCGATAGAGAGCGTCCCCAGGCGCTATCCCGACCAGACTCTGGTGGAGAGCATCAACTACACGGAGGTGCTGAAGTACCTGGACGCCAACACGATAGCGGAGGCCGAGGCTGATAAAGCAGACAACGAGGAAAGGTACAACTGGATATGGCTTGGCCAGTACCGCGCCCAGAGCCAGGACACCTACATCCCGCTCCGGCTGGTGACGGACGCGGTGGCGAGGCGGCCCGTCATGACGACGGACCCCGTGGTGGCGGGTCTCGACATAGGTCTTTTCCACGACAGGTGCGTGCTGGTGGTCCGCCAGGGACCGAACGTTATATACACGCGGGAGTGGAAGGACGCCGTGGCCATGGACGTGGTGGACGAGGTGGAGGGGTACGTGAACCGTTACGGCGTGACGAAGCTCGCGGTGGACGCGAACGGCCAGGGGGCGGCGGTGTACCAGGAGCTCTACGGCCGCATGGGCGAGACGGTTGTGGGCATTATGGCCGGAGCGGCGTCCAGGCAGCGGAGCAAGTACAGCAAGCTGCGCGACGAGGCGTGGGGTACCATGAAGGAATGGCTCGCGACGGCCTCGCTTCCTTCCGACAGGGAGCGCGACTGGATAACCGACCTCACGAACCTGCGCTACTTCTACGACGAGAAGGGCCGCTACAAGATGGAGTCGAAGAAGAGCTACCTGGGCCGCGGGTTCCACTCCACGGACTGGGCCGACGCGCTATCCTACAGCCTGCTCGTTGACGCGGGTACGGGCAGCAGGGAATTTTTCGCCGGAGGGGGCGAGGTGGACTTTTACGGCGGGCGTTTCGAGCGCCCGAGAATGACTGACTGGATGGGAATATAGGAGAAAAGGATGGCAACGACAGAAGGATTCGACACGGGGAAGATCGCACCGTCGCTCTACGGGATAGAGCCGGTATACAGGACGCCCGACGAGAGCGCGTATTTCGCACCGGGTGAGGAGATTCCCAAGGAGAACAGGGCGCTGGGGCTGAACAACGGCCAGGTGGCGGAGCTCCTGGACCGTGCGCGTAAGGCCTACGACAGGGCGAGCTCGTTCTGGGACAGGAACTACCGCGACATGGAGGAGGACATGCGGATGTACGCGGCCCGCGACATGTGGACGGAGGAAGCCCGCGTCGCGCGTGCGGGCAGGCCGGTGTTGCAGTTCCCCATCCTGAAGAAGTTCGTGAAGCGTACGGTGGCGGACGCGATGAAGAACCCTCCCGGGGTTAAGATTTCGCCGCGACGCGACTCGGAGGCCCGAAAGGCCGAGGTTGGCATGGGCATAGTGCGCTACGTGGAGGACAGGAGCAACGCGCAGTCGGCCTACACGAAGGGCTATACGGACGCGGCCGTGTGCGGCCTGGGCTGGTTCAGGGTGACTTTCAGCGCGAAGAGGCGCGAGATAGAGGTGAAGAAGGTGTCCGACCCGCTGTACTACATGCTGGACCCTGATTCCGAGAATGCGGACGGTTCTGACGCTAATTTCGTGGTGAGCCGTAGCGAGAAGGTGCGCCACGACGAGCACGTGAGCTGCTACGAGTACTGGTGGAGGGAGAAGAGCGACACCCCCGACGCGGAATGGGAGGTCTACTGGGCGGTCCTGGAGGGCTGCGAGGTCAAGGACTACGGCCGGTTCCCGGGCGAGATAATCCCCGTGATACCCGTCATGGGCGAGGTCATCCGCTGGAAGGACGAGGTGGTGGTGAAGGGCATCGTGCGCGACCTGATCGACGCGCAGAAGACCTACAACTACCTGAAGAGCCAGGAGGTGGAGATAATCGCCCTCACCCCGAAGAGCCCGCTGATGGCGGAGGAGGGGACCATCCCGAAGGAATACGAGAAGGACTGGACGAACTACACCCGCAACCCGACGAAGATACTGAAATACCGCTCCACCAACCTGCGCGGGGAGCCTACGCAGAACAAGCCGGAGTTCCTTTCCATGAGCTCGGACACGACATGGGCGGGGAGGGCGGCCCAGGAGAGCGTCGCGGACCTGAAGGAGATTACGGGCATCTACGACACCGCGCTTGGGAGCGACCGTACGGAGCTTTCGGGCAAGGCCATCATCGCGAAGCAGGTGACGGCTGACGCGGGACAGTACACGTTCACGGACAACCTGCGCCTTTCGGTCAAGAGGGCGGGCCAGTGCATAATCGGCCTCATCCCCCACGTGATGGAGGGCGAGCGCGTCGTCCGGATTCTTGGAGAGGACGGGACTTATTCGTCCGTGGACCTCGACAGGCCATACGGCGATATGGGCGGGGACGTGCAGGAGCCCATGGACCTGGACTTCTCGGAAATGGACGTTTCCATTTCGAGCGGGAACAGCTTCGGAACGCGTCGCGAGCAGGCGCTGTCCATGTTCCAGGACATGATGCAGGCCATGCCGGAGACGGCGACGGTGATTGCCGACCTGGTGGTCAAGAACATGGACTTCGACGACGCGGCGGAGGCGTCCCGCAGGCTACACGCCATGCTTCCCCCGCAGGTTCTCGCTCTCGACAAGTACCCGCAGGGGTACGTTCCGCAGAGCCAGCTCATGCAGGCGGTGGAGATGTTCGAACAGGCGAAGAAGCAGAACATGGAGCTCGTCGCCCAGAAGGACGCCTACATCGCGTCTCTGGAGGCGGAGCTCAAGAACCAGTTCCAGAGCCGTATCGCGGCGGAGCAGATCAAGGGCCAGTACAAGCTGGCGGACACGGAGATGAAGGAGGCCGGGGAGAACGCCCGGAAGGCCCTGGAAATCCAGCAGAAGACGGACGCGAAGGCGGCGGACCTTCAGGCACAGGTTTTCAAGGACATTTCGGACCGCGCGGCGAAGGCTTCGGAGAAGGCGGTCGTTGTGGTGGACAGTTCCGCCCCCGCCCAGAACCTGGAGATGCAGGCGGAGCAGCAGGCCCCCGTGCTTCCCGTGGAGTTCAGGAAGCCGACGGTCGCGGAAGGCCCCATGAGCACCGAGGATATGCTGATAGAGCTGTAAAAACAGGCTCCGTTATAATAGTTGAGCAAGGGACGCCTACTCCCCGGCGTGAAACGGGGAGGTCTGTTACGTCACGTGCCGTCGTGATTCCGGTTCCCTGCCGGAGGAAGGCGAATACGGGGCGGGAGTGCGGCATACCGCAGGCTGCATGAGAATTTTGCGGGACAAGTTACGGGCCGTCCGCCCGGAAGGAAGAGAAAATGGACGAAGAGATGCAAGGAATGAGGAGCGAGGCCGAGCTGGAGGAGGAAGAATCCGCCAAGCAGGCCCCGAAAGAGGAAAAGCCCGTAGAAGGGAAACAGGAACCGGCAAAGGAACCTCCCAAGGAGGAGCCGAAGCAGGAACCGGAAGGGGAAAATGGAAAAGGCGAGCCTGCCGAGCCGAAAGAAAACGGCGGAAAGGAACCCCCGAAGGACGAAAACCCTTACCACAGGCCGGGGCACACCCCGGCGGGCGTCCAGGAACGCATCAACAAGCTCACGAAGTCGAACTACGACCTGAAACGCGAGATAGAGGACCTTAAAAGGCAGCTTGGGCGGAAGTCGCAGGGCGACGGAGGCCAGGGCGAGCCCACGAAGGAGGATTTCCTCAAGGCGGGCAAGACGGAGGACGACTACTTCGACTACAGGGTTAAGAGGGAGGCCGCGCTGCAAGTGCAGCAGGCCATCGACGCCATGAAGGCGAAGGAGGAGAGCGACCGTGCGTTCAGTTCGTTCAGTAAGAACGAGGACGAGGCGCGCAAGTTCTTCCCGGACTACGATTCGGTAGTCTACGGCGAGGGCGACATCACGTGCCGGACGAACAAGGTAGGCCAGCACAACGCGTCGCTGCCTAACGGGCCTGAAATCCTCTACGTACTCCATTCCAATCCCGAACTGCGCCAGAAGTTCGAGGCCCTTGACGAGCAGGGGCAGCTGGATTTCCTGGACGGCATGTCGGCGCATCTCTCCAAGGCCAAGGCCGAGGCCATCGATAAGGCAAAGGCCGCACAACAGACGCCGAAGGCGGAGCAGCAGCAGGCCCCAAGCCAGTCTGCGCCGGCGAAGCCCGAGGTAAAACAGACATTGCGGGAACCCGCCGTGGACAACGGCGGAAAGCCCGTCCAGCCGCCGGACTTAGCGACCTGCTCCATGGAGGAGTTCGAGCGCTATTACGGCACAAGGAGATAAACCATGGCTCTAGGAACTACCGAAAATACCGTAGCCAAGATTACCGGCTACGTGGTCAAGAACGCCCTCATGGCGTTCAAGAACTCCCGTCTTTTCTCCGGTCTCGTGACCAAGGAATACAACAACGAGTTTGCCGAGCGCGGCGCCAAGAAGGGCGACACGATCTACGTGCGCAAGCCCGCCCAGTTCCGCGTCCGTACCGGTTCCCAGATGAAGACGCAGAACATCCACGAAACCAAGATTCCGGTCGTTATCGGCGAACAGAAGGGCGTCGATTTCGAATTTTCCATCCGTGAAGCGACCCTGGACATCGACCACAACAAGGCCGACTACGCCGAACGCTTCATCCGTCCGGCAGGTTCCACCCTCGCCAGCGTGAAGGACGCCGAAGGCATGGCCAAGGCTTCAAAGGAAGCCGGATTCACCGTAATTTCCCCGATTGCCGACACCAACGAGCAGCTTTACAGCCGTTTCACCACCGCTAAGGCCATGCTGAACAAGTTCTTGGCCCCGAAGGGCGTTGACGGCCGTTTCGCCGTGGTGGGTTCCGACATCGAGAACCGCCTCGCCCAGAGCGTGAGCACCCTGTTCAACGCCTCCGCCGACATCACCCGCGCCATCAAGACCGCAGGTGTCGAACACGTCGGTGTGGGCGGCCTGACCTGGGGCTCTTCCGACCTGGCCTACGTCCACACCAACGGTGCGGGCGGCGGCAGCGTGACTGTTTCCAGCGTGACCCCGAACTACGCGGGCGAAAAGCAGGAAATTACCCTTTCCGCCATTCCTTCCGGTCTCGCCGTTGGCGACACCATCGAGTTCTCGGACTCCAAGTTCGTGAACGCCGAGACGAAGGCCCCGTATGCCCAGAACTTGCAGCGCAAGGTGCTGGCCATCGACACCGTCAACGCGACTGTCACTGTGTACTCCATCCGTCCGTCCACCATCGTGCTGGGCGGCGTGAGCGTGACTACCGACAACGTCGATGACACCGCCGTCGTGACCGACGCCATCCTGAACACCGCCGGCCTGACACGTGACGAAGTTCGCGGTCGCCTGGCCATGGCTAACTGCACTGCCATCCCGACCACCGGCGCAGTGCTCGGCGTCTCCGGCAAGCACTATCTGTGCTGCCCGGTGTTCCAGAAGAAGGCCGTGGTGCTGACTTCCGTAGACCTGGTGCGTCCCCGTCGCGTGGAAATGTCCGACGTCATCCGTGACGACGGCATGAGCATCCGCTTCCTGGAAGACTACACCATCGAGAACGACAGCCTTCCCGACCGTCTCGACGTGATGGCCGAGTTCACCGTCCTGTACCCGGAATGGGTCGTGGACGTCGAAATCCAGATGGACTAGGGTTTCATTCCCTCCACTATACGGCCACGGGTTCGCCCGTGACCGTTTTTCCCGTTTCTTCTGGCTCGTCCATCTTGTCGAACACGTCCCTGAGTTTTTCCTCTATGGTTTCCCAGTCGAAGTTCGCTATTTCGTCAATGTCATAGACCGACATGGATACGATTAACGGCTTGAGCTTTTCCCACTCTTTTGCGAGGACGTTCATTGTCGCGTACTTGATGAACCTTACGTACGTGCTCCATGACGCCTTTTTCGGGTCGAACCTGGATTTCCCATTGAAAGTGAGGAAACGCACCATCTGTATGTAGAATTCGGAGACGTACTCGTTGATGTGGACGCATGGCATCATACCCTTTGGACCTCCGCCCCATATCGATATGGATAGCGAGGTAAGCAGCAGGAGCCTTTCCTGTTCGTACCTGGTGAGGTTCCCTCCGTTCCTCTTTATGTCCAATAGGGTCTCCTGGCACTCCAGGGGCAAGGTTTCGCGGAGCCTGCACATTTCCTCTCTGGATATGGACTTTCTGCGTCTTTCGGCCTGGTCCCAGTAGAAGTACGTGTTCCCGTCATTCTTGTAGTTGGCGGTCGATCGTCCTTTCTGGTGGTAGTAAATCTTCCCCGTCTTGTCAATACGCATTATGCCTTGACTTCGGAGAGGGTAACATAAATATAGCACTCGTTATAATAGTTGTGTATGGGAATAGTCACAGAACTTGTCCCGTCCTATATGCGGACCCATTACGGACTGTGGGAGGCCGAGGGTAGGGCGGCGCTGGAAAAGGAACGAGATGTACACAGTAAGGGAACTGATAACGGAATCCTTCCGCAAATCGACTGTAAGGGGACTGACGGACACTCCGGAAGCGGACGAGATAAAGCAGGCCCTGTCAACGCTGAACACGGACCTGGACCAGCTGACGGCCAGGGAGGAGTTCAGCACGTCGAAAAGGGCGGTAAGGGTAAGCGTAGGTCCCCTGGGGTACGTAACCGTAAGCGATAACCCGGCAAGGATCATAGTAAGCGCAATCACTTCCGGCCCGAACGAGGTGAAAATAAACACTTTGGCCGAGCACGGCGTTTCGGTAGTCGACCATATCGACCTAAGCCGTAATTTCTACGAGAATTTCCCTTCGGGTGCCGAATATTTCAAGAATTTGGAGGTGAAATCGGTAGACAGTCCGTTCATATTCACGATACGGACCCGTTCAGGGCTTATAGACGGCGTAAAGTCCGGCTCGTTCAAGCTCTCGTCGCAGGGCCCGGAGTACGACATCGACATCATCGACTGCCCTCCCGACAACATCTACCAGGTGGTGGATTCCGAGGGGCTGAAGCTCCCCGAATTGCAGGAGCAGGACTTCTACGCCTACCGCGACAGGCGGGATTTCGCCTGGTACTTCTACGACAAGTCCAGGAATCCATACCCGAAAATCTGGGTTGGCGGACGCAGCGCGGTTACAATCGTGTACCAGGAACCGTTCTGGCACGACCTTAAACTTGACACCGACCTTACGGCAATGCCAAGGTCCGCCCTCGCATGCCTGAAGTACGCCCTTTCGCGAGACTTGGCGGAGGAGAACGGCTACCTGGACATAGCGCAGCGCATGGACGCCCGTTACAGTGAGGCCTACGCCGACTACGTGCGCTCGGTGGCGCAGAGCGCGAGCCCGTTACCGGACGTGAGCGCTCCGGGCTACCTCGACAGGCCTTTGTACAACATCGAGAACGACGGTATCGGAAATGGTTGGCTCGGTTGAATTTCCGCAGATAGTTGGCTCGGCCTACACGTACCCTTCCTGGCCCATCGACTGCCAGGAGAGCATCAACTTTGAGCCGCTCCCGGTTGAATCCAAGGATTCGCCGTACAAGTCCATGCTGGTGGGGACTCCAGGGCTGGAACATTTGCGGTTCCGTTTCGGCAACGAGATTCTTGACGACATCCCGGCAGGAGGCGATTACCCGATAAGGGGTCTACACCGTTGCATGAGGGGATTTGGAGGCGACCCCGACCCCGCTACGGTAGTAGTGGCCGGAAAGTACGTCTACCAGCTGAAGGCGCCCAACTCGGACGGAGTTTGCGAGCTCGTAAGGCTCATGGAGCTTCCCTCTCCCGATTCCGAGTGGACTAGCCGCGTGTCGATGGCCGACGGTGGCGGAGAGCCGTACAGCAACTACCCTCCGAAGCTGGTCATAGCCGACGGCAAGTTTTTCCACGTGATAGACATGGACAAAGGAACCTCGGAGCAGGTAAACGACCCTCCGTGCTCGCCGGATTTCGTGACGTTCCTTGACGGACGCGTGTACGCATGCGGAAAGGATGTAGCTCAAGGCCTGAAGGATGGCCACGTGTACTGGTCCGCTATCAACGACCCGTCCAGCTGGGGCGGAGTCGATTTCGTGAGCGCCGCCGTGAGCAACGACCCGTTGCAGTGCGTGAAGGCGGTGAGCAACTACCTGTGGCTAATCGGTACGGACACGTTCGAGGTGTGGCAGACTTCGGCCACTAGCGGCAGTGTCATGTACTCGCCTATTCGTCGTGTCATGGGAAGCGCGGACGGAGTGGGTACGGCTTCCGGCCGTTCGGTGGCGACTATTTCCAACAGGATCTACTTCGTTGGCGGCGGCCCTACGGGGCACGGGCGCATCTACGAGGGCGAGGGAACGCGTTTGCACTACATCAGCACGGACGCGATGGAGCAGGAGTTCCGCAAGTACAACATGGAGAATAGCTTCGGCTTCTGCTATTCGGACGATGGCAGGGCTTACTACTGCGTGACATTTATCGACGACGACGTTACGTGGGTGTATTGCCACGAGAGCAAGAGCTGGCACAAGCGCAGTTCGAGGACCGCGACCAACGACCTGAAGCGCTGGTGCGTGGGTCACACCACGTACAACTTCGGCATTGTTATAGCTGGTTCGCTTTCTAGTTCCAGGCTCTATCGTATGGCTTCGGACATCTATACGGAAGACGGAGCGACGATTCTACGCAAGAGGGTTTCGCCCCATATCGTCACCGGTCCGAACTTCACGCGCCACGCGAGCTTCACTCTCGACATCGAGACTGGCACGGCCCTTGAATACGGGCAGGGCTCCGATCCGCAGGTCATGTTGCAGGCCCTCGACGACGGGGGCCGCATCAAGCGCGGTGAGCGGTGGATTTCGACGGGACACAACGGCAACTACCGCAAGCGCGTGAAGTGGTACCGTCTCGGGCAGGCGCGAGACAGGGCCTACGAGATCACCGTGAGCGACCCGGTGCGCTGGGTCATTTACGGGGCCAGGGTCGAGATGGAAAAGCAGACGGGGGGACTATGATTACTTTGGCTGAACTTTCGTCCAGGCTTTCGTCCGTTCCGGTGCGCGAGATTCCGCGCACCCCTCCTCTGAACAAATTCGGGGGTGAGTTTGAGAACGGGTGGGAGTATTTCTTCGACGACCTTAACAACTTCCTTCAACAGGCGGTAGTGGCGCAGGAGACGGACGGTATTTTCGTGGCCCGCGTGGGTTCGGTCGTAACCGTCACCGGAGAAGCCGTATCGGGCAAGAGCGTGAACATCGGCGTAGCGCCCGTCGTGGCCCCGTTGAGCGTCGGTGGCGTGAGTATCGACGGTAACGGCGTCGTAAGCGGCAGCGGCAAATTCACAATCAGTTTTATAGCGAGAGAGTTTTTTAGCGAGAGAGGATAGAATATGGCTCCGGCAGCAGCATTGGCCCTTGGCGCGGGAATCGCGGCGGTGGGCAACATCATTTCGAACAAGATGAGGGCGGACGCGCAGTCTTCTGCCGCGGACCGGCTCGCCGACGCTTCCAGGGAAGGCCTGGAGGCTTACAGGAACGCGTACGGACAGTCTTACGGCCAGGGTTCCTACAACGACCAGACGCAGCGTATTGGTTTGGAGGCCGCTAAGGTCTACCAGGACATGCTGAACAATCCCGAACTGTGGAACGAATTCCTGACCGGAGAACACGCCTACCAGGCACCGGATGCTTTTAGCTTCAATGCGGAGGACCTTTACAAGGACCCGTCATACGCATGGCGCCTCAAGCAGGGACAGGATGCGCTTTCGCAGACGCAGGTGGCCGGAGGGCTGAACCTTTCCGGAGCTGCGGCGAAGCAGATGAACGACTGGACGCAGAACGAGGCTTCGAAGGAATACGCGGCGGCCTACAAGCGTGCGAACGACCAGTACAACACCGACCGCCAGTTCGATTTCAACAAGTGGCTCACGGACGCGAACCGTTACTACCAGAACATCACGGCCCAGCTGAACGGGCAGAACAACCTGATGAACAAGGGCGTACAGGCAAACAACGCGCAGGCTGTCGCCATGCAGGGTCTCGCAGGCAATACGGCGGACAGCGCCGCCCAGGTGGCCTCGGCCCTCAATTCGGGCAGCAACGCGCAGAGCGGATTCTTGGCCGACACCAACTCCACGCTGGCAAACCTCGGAGGCGCAATGATTACGAGCATGGCTGGCCAGCAGGGCAACACACCGACAAGCGCGGGCGGAAGTTCCGGAGGCTTCGACTTCAGCGGGTACAACCCTTACAGCGTACCCGTCAACCAGGACAATGCCACTCTTTTCATGAACGGCTACAACCCGTATCTCGGTTCCAACATGGGGTAACGAAATGGCCAATATGCTCGACTTCAACGCCCTAGTGGCAAAGACAAGGCCCCTAATTGACCCGAACCTGCCGGACATTCGGCAGATTCAGTTCAACAATTGGGCAAAAATGCAGAACGCCATGGCCCAGGTCCCGCAGGACGAGGGCTGGCAGGCGGAACAGCGCAACACCATGTTCATGGACGGCTACCGTCCCAATTCCTCGTTTACGCCCGCTCCTACGAGCGAGACGCCGCATGGGTACGATCGTTCTAGCGGCGTAGGAATGACACCTATTCCCGAACCTGGACCCGGTTCGGGTTCAGAATCCGATGAAGACTCGGCACCTGCTACCGGGCAGGAACAGGGAGCCGGAAACATGATAGCCGCGATCAACGGCGAGCTGAAGGGAGCCGACGACGGTTCCTGGCAATATGCCATGGGCGTGCTTCGGCGTCTCCCGGCGGTGTTCGCCAAGTACGAGAACGCCGACCCGTCAAGGGCCATGCCTTATTTCCTTGCGGGCCAGCAGGGCAGGCAGCGCGAGACCGAGATGGCAAGAATGAACGACTTTATGAGGTAGAACATGGCAGGTTTACTTGACAGCCTTCTCTTGAACCTTGACAGACAGACCGCTCCCGAGCAGCGGCCCTTCAGCCTGCAGAACTTCATGACGGACGCGGGCCAGATGGGTAACGTGTTGGCGAAAAACGAGGAACGCCAACGGCAGAACTCGCTGCGCCGTCTTATCGAGCAGCGCGAGAGCGAGGGATTCGGCTACGACCAGCTTTCCAACGAGGCGGCAAAGTACGACATGGACGCGGCTAATTCCATGCGCCGTGAGTTCCGGGATTCCTACCATTTCAACCAGAAGCAGAGCGACGTGGAGTTGCAGCGCTACAAGCGGGAGATGGCGGACTACTGGTTCGGAGAGGTGCTGCGCCGTGCAGGACAGGCAGGACTTGGACCTGAACAGCTAAAGTACATCACCTACCAAGCGGCGAGCATGATTGCTCCTTACGATAGCGATTTGGCGTACAAGCTGTTGCGCGATTCGGAGATGGCGCAGGCTAACGACAATAAGCTAGAGGCTGCTGCAAACAAGCCTCAAAAACCGCAAAAGGACCATACCGACCAATTTAACGCAAATAGAAAGAAATATTCCGAGGCCGCACAGGATTTTGACAAGAACCCTAAGCAGTATCGTGAGAACCGCATGATGATGCTGGTAGATGATGCTATTCGTGCGTGGAAATACCGTAGCCCTGAAAAAGGCGAACAGTACGCTCATTTGGGAGGTTATTCCAGGGCTATATGGACTCCGATGGAAACAGCCCTTGCTGAAGAAGTAAAGAGAAGGTTCCCGAAATACAATGTGTCCGTTTCTCAATACAACGCTGCTGAGAAATGGTTGCGAGGACTTAAAGACGAGGATTTCAACAACATTCCAGGCTTTATGGAAACTGTTGTTGAAAATGAGTTTAACAATAACGAACCTGCTCAAGCTCCTATTGCACAGAAAAACAATGTAGGTAATGCTTCAGCACCTGTTGTCTCCGCGCCTCAGGAAGGTTCTGGTGGTGTTGAATTACCTAAATCACTTATTACATGGAATGGCGATACTTCTTCGGAAAGAGTGGACGATGAAGCTGTTGCTGAACTAAACGCAAGTATTCCTGAGCTTACTACTAAGGATGATTTTAGGAATGCGTTTAAACTTGCAAGTCAGCTTTCCGGTATTGAATCTGGTGAAAATGCAGCATACAAGGATGTAAAGGCACGGATTGACAAGCGTCGTGATGAGGTTGATGAAGAAATAGACCTTTTAAAGGAAATGGGAGTAAGGGACCCTGAAAAGCAGTTTGATGATTTCAGAAAAATCTTTGGAACCCGTGCTTCTATGGGATTCATCCGTCAAATCAACAACCTTAATTCTTTTGTTGATGGATACTACTCTAATTCCCCCATGACTGTTATAGTAAATGGTCTTTTGTTTGGTGAGCCCAACTATAAGCCTACGACAGAAGAATTTAACCAGGCGAAACAAATTCACGGAGACACCTGGCAGAATATCAAGACTCAAGTCGCAAACTTTAAAATTCCGGTTATGTCAAAGATTGCTGATTTTGATAACCAGCAACAGGCTCTTTATTCTACTGGTCGTGCAGTTCAGCGACAGGCTAAATCCTTATGGCAAGGTCTAACGAAAGGAATGAGTGAAGAGGAAAAAGCCAAAATGGATACGTTCCTCCGTAACAATCTCCGTATCGGTGACGATGCTATGGATATTCTAAAGGGGAAAGCCCGTCTTGCGTTCAATGACGAAGAATACAACAGAATCCGCGATAATCTAAACAAGGCCGACGAAAGCGGCGACTTGCGTTTAATTGGAGGTGATTCCGATACTGATATTGGTTCTGATATTAGCGAAGAGGAGTTTGCGAAATGAGTTACATTCTTACAAACGAACGCGGGCAGGACAAGTATTTTACCGACGAGCAATACGAAAAATTCGTAGCCAAGTACGGCAAGGACCGTTTCAAGGTTCGGCGTGTTTCCGAACCTTCCAAGACATTTCCAGTTCCCAGGAAAGATTACAAGCAGCGCAGGCGGGCCTATGGACAGGTCGCCGATTTCTTCCCGCAGACTACCTACGATTACGACCTGCACAAGGATGAACCTATGACTCTCGAAGGTGCCGCACGTCGCGGGCTTTCGGTATTGCGTGACGTAGGGTCAATGCCGATGCGTGGACTCGCAGGTGGAATCGACCAGGCCCGTACAGGAGAGAACACCTTCGGCATGACCGCCGAAGAAGCCGGTGCGCAAGGTGGTGTAAACGGATTCATCCAGGGAGTCGTTCGTGACCCGTTGTTTGCGGCTGCTATGCTGCCTATTGGAAGGGCTTATCAGGGAGGTCAAAAGGCAGCTTCCGGGATCGAACGCTTATACAACACCTACAAGGCCGGAAATGCGGCCTCAAGACCGGCGTCTAAGTTTGGAATGGCCCCCGACCTTGTAAAAGGTACTGCTATTGCTGGGGCCGTTGCAGAGGCTGACAACGCGACCAGGCAGGAAGGTTACAGGCTAGACCCGGGAATTGCCGCTGGAGTAGGTGCGGCTACCGCCATAGCTCCGTTTGTCGGCGCAAAGACCGTAAGCTACCTAAAAAACAGAATCGCCGGTTTTGACCGTATGACATGGGAGGACTTGAAGGCTCTTATCAACAGGGCTTTCCGTGGCCAGCGTTCCAAGGAGCTTAGCGACATTGAAACGATGCAGCTTATCAGTTCCAATCCCGAACTGGTTGATGAAATTGCACGCAACGCGAACAAGCCGTATCTTCACGAAGCGCAGAACAGGGTAAACGATGAAACGGTAACTTTGTTGAAAAATACCCCGACTCCCGCAATGGGAGAGCCGGGTATGTTGAGATGGAGGCAATACCTGTCTCCCAACAAGATGGCGGTTTCTCCGACTACGCTTGAAAGCGAGCTTGTCGCTGAACGTGACGCGCTGAAACAAGGTATAAAGCAGGCCAAGAAAGAAAATGCGCCCAAGGCCATTATCGACGAAGATACGGCTAGGCTAAAGGAACTTAATGCACAAATAGATGAACAGAAGGGGCTGCGAAACGGTGCCTATGCCGCAGGAGAGCCGGACATCGTGCCGATGAAGAACGGGGCGACTGCACCTACCGACAAGAGGACTGAAAAGTTCTTTGACGACCTTACGGAGCTCATGATGGACGCCAACACCGAGATGGCGGCAAATTGGAATACCGTAGGCAACAGAATCCGCAGGAAATACAATGGTGACAAGTATTCTGTCACGCCTGAACTTATCGGCAATATCGCAAACAGGGAAATGAACGACTTGCAGCGCAAGGTGTTTGCAAGGGCGCGTAGTAGGAATCGTGGGAATAGCGAGACCGACCCTGTCGTTACAAACGAGGACCTGGCTAATTTCATGGACATCCTGGCAAAGAACAACATGTTCGAGCACATGGAAGCGCTCATGAAGGCGGCTACATGGCTTGACGAAAAGACCAAGGCCCGTCTCATGGGGAACGCCTTGAAAAACAAGGCGTATGACGGTGCCATTTCGGCACTTGACACACCAGTAAAGAGGATTTACCAGGAACCCTCGACGGTGGGCGACGTTGTAAAGGACAAGGCCAAAAAGATTCCGGTCGTTTCCGCGTTCTTTAAGGACGGTAACGGGTTCCCGGTGGATTTCTCGAACCGTTACAAGGCCGCTGCCGACGGAACGGCGTACAGGAAAGTTATCGACTGGACTGACGGTAAGTACAAGAGACCGGCATCATTCGTGGTTCCTGGAATGAGAGTCGCCGACGAAATGGAGGATAGACGATGATTAGCTACCTGCTTTCTGGATGGCGCGTATTCGTGCCTGACGCAAACGGACAGCCCCTGTACCGAGGCCGCGTCTATTTCTACGACGCCTCAACGTCGGAGCCTTCCGCAGTCTATCAGGAAAAGGAAAAGGTCACCTCCCTCGGCACCTACGTGGACGTAGACAACCACGGATTTTTACCGCCTATCTGGCTGGACTCAAGCCATCTCTACAAGTGCGTGGTGAAACGGCTTATCCAGAACGACCCCGAAACGTGGGAGACCATGTGGGAAATCGACGACGTGGGCAACCCTTTCATCACTTCCGATACAGACGACGGCAGCAGCACGATCATGGTGAACGACATCACCCTCCTGCGTGCCATCGACGTCACCTCCGACGAGCGGCCCGACTACGTGAGCGTGGCAGGTTGGTTCAATCCCGGCGATACCGGTTCACCCATGGTGTTCCGCTGGCGTGAAGGCGAGGTACACGACGAGGACGGTCACTGGGTAAAGCCTAATTCCAGCGCGTCCCTTGGAACGTGGGAGCAGATTCTCGACGACGAAATTGACCCGCGCAAGTTTGGGGCTATTCCCGACACCGGTAACGCGGTAGATTCCGCGCTGGTGAACTGCATGAGGTACGCCTGCGAGCCTCACGTACATGATATTTCTGACCCTACGGTTTACAAGCCCCGGACGGTGAAGTTCGTTCGTAGCGGAAACTACAAGCTAAACGGAAATTTTGACTTTGCCGATTATTCAATGATTCCAGCCTTCGGAAGCACTCCCGTTCCGGTAGTTATCGGTGACGGCGTGTATTTCGACGGTACTGTGGAGTTTGGACAGGGAACGAGGATAGAGAGTTCGCAGGCTATCGGAAGCAACTTTATTATCAAGGAAAAAGAAACTTATCTCCGTACATCGTGGTACGGCAACAAGTTGAACATCGTGGCGTCGAGCCCCCGTGTCATAGTCATAGACGACGACATCGGCAGCACGACGCTACCGTTTACTGGCAAGGTGATAATCAACCTTTTGGACACTTTACCGTCCAACCTCATGTTGACGGACTGCGTCGTGATAGACGCACACGACGGTTCCCTTGCGCCGACGTTGCTGAAGCTCGGTGAATATAATGTGTCTCACGGGACAAACGACGATGGAGAGCACTACGTCGTAATCAAAAGCGGAAATACGGAATATTTTAAGTTCCGTTGGGAAAAATACACGGACCAAGGCGGAAATGTCCACTATCGCGACATAGTAGAAAGCGTTGTCAAGATGTTGCTGACTGACGGTTTCAAGGTTCCCGACGGTAACGCGCATCTGGAAAAAATAGACGACAAATGGCATTTCAGGGCTGATACCGTAACGGCCTCGCTTTTCGGCGGCGGAACTTTCGTAGGAAATCACAGACTTTCTTCAAGTTTCAACTACTGCGTACTCGATCTTGTGAACGACTCCACTTCGGAAACCGTTACCGTATCTAAGGACTTGAACATTATATCGGAATCCGTAGGGTATATCGTCATACCTTACAGGACTGCCGGAGGAAGCCTTGTAGGACACGTTAAGATTCCTACCGGAGATGGCCAGTCCGTAACTGTGACTATCAGCATATTCGGTTCTTCGAGTGGTTCCGTAGGCCTTCCTATCGCCCCGTGGCAGATAGTGATACCTGTAATGAGGATTTACGGCCAGGTGTTTGTCGATTTCCCGAAAAGGATGGACGTGCCTAGAAACAACAGCGACCTGGATTTAGAGTGCCATATTAATGTAAGTACCGCAATAACAGGAGCTTGACGATGTTTTTGCCTTTATTCAAGGAAGACAAGCCACATTTCCACACCAGCGGGGGGCAGCTGGCGGTGGGGTTCAAGATATATACCTATGCCTCGGGTATGGACACTCCGGTGCAGGTGTATTCCGACCCGTCGGGGGCTACGCCGTACACGAACCCGATAGTTCTGGACGGAAGGGGCGAGCCTTCGGGGCAGGGGATATATGCCGACCCTTCATTTTCATACAAGGTTGTGCTGAAGACTCCCGACGACGCGGTGGTGTGGAGCATGGACGGGGTCAAGTGCGCCGGGGTTGCGGACGTAAAGCCGGAAGTATTTTATGTGACTCCGGGCATTACCACAAGGCAGGAAATAAGGGATGCCGTTACCGATGGCATGGTCCCTATCGTGAAGGGAAACAATGGCAATTTCGTGTTTTTTGCGTTCCCCGCACAGGTCCAGCCGGACGGAGCGAGTGTTGTAGAGACGTGGGAATTTTCTACGCCATTGAAGTACGACGGGAGCTTCATAGTCTTTCGTCTCGATTCTAGCGGAAACTGGTCAACTAGGGCTATGGTAGCCACCGTCAATGAGAACGATTAGTCAAGATTATAATTGTTAAACAAGGAGTCACGTTATGACAAGCAGGAACTTTCAGAAGTCCATGGTCGACCAGGACCAGGAAATCATCTTCGAGGTGGTCAAGGTATCGGGCGAGTGGGCATTCCCCGCCGCATCTTCCATCGTCGAGGCAACCAGGGGCAAGAACATGTACCTCCGTCTTACCGACGACGGGAAATCCGACATTTTCCGCCTTGATTTTGTCAAGGATGGGGAAAACGCCGGTGAGACGGTGTTCGGTTTTGTCGGGAACGGCGGGATGGACATTGTGGAACTCACGGCGACAACGGACGGGACTGGAACTACGACGGGTAGCTGGGACTACGAACCTGGCGAGGGCCCCGCAGGCGAGGCCATCGGCAACCTGGGCAAGCCGCTGCAGTGGAAGGGGCCAGCCACCGTCGCACAGCTCAACGCCGGTATTACTGGAATCCAGGAAGGGTGGACCTACACGCTGACCGACGCGGGTACGCTGACTGACGGGAGCATCGAGGTCGAGGCTGGCGAAGAGGTGGCCTGGACCGAGGATGGCGAGTGGTTCAAGGTTGGCGGCGACTCCGGCAAAATTGCAGTGTTCCATGTGGATTACGATATGGGCCAAACAGTCTATCCAGACCCCGATGAAATCCTGGCTGCAATCAATGCCGGTAAGTTTGTCGTCATAGACTATCCGAATCAAGGCGTATGGGAACATACTGAATGGCTACTTGAACTTGCCCAGCACGGAGCACAGGACTACATCAAGTTCACATGCGGTTCCAACACGCTCATTGCCACCAGGGACAACACGGCGGAGGAACCTGCGTGGCAATGGGATGATACCGGAAACTTGTATGACGACCAGCTTGACGCCAACAGCACCAACGCCGTGCAGAACAAGACGCTGTACGCTGTAATCGGCGATGTGGAAACACTCTTGGCCGCACTGTAAGGAGGTGAGAAGATGAGTATTGCAAGCGAGATTACGAGATTGCAGGGCGTGAAGGCTGACATCCTTACCGCCATTGGGAACAAGGGAGTGACTATTCCAACAGGGAGTGCGTTGGACGATTGCCCGACTCTTATAGCGTCTATTGCAGGTGGCGGTGGCGGCGGTGGTTTTGATTTTTCTGATTTTAGAATTAAGTCTAAAATGGGAAAATTAGACCCTTCAACGTTTAATGAAAACGACTTTACGATAGAATTACCAAATAGTTATAGCAACAAGGATTATTTTAATTTTAGTTCTTGTAAAATAACAGGTAATAGTACAAACTCTTTTTACTCCGATGTCCGCTCTAAAGGGCGCGAAATTGACTTCTGTAGTTATCGCGAAGGGTTTGGAAGTGACGATTTTTCACCAAAGATTTATTTTAATAGTAGAGCAGTAGAGATTAACGGTGGATATATAGGTCAAAGCGTATTTTGTTCTCAATCGTTGACAAGTGATTATAAACAACGTGGAAACGGTGGTAATATAACTAGTATTTCTACTCCCGAATATGTAGAAAATAATTTTGATAAATTAGTTTTTTGGGGACCAAGTTATAGTGGCGGAAGTGCAAGCGGTAAGCAAACTAATTTATTTGTAGAATTGCAAATTATATCAAGAGATGGAACAAAAATGCTCTACCTTAAACCCGCGTTGAAATTATCAACAAATGAGTCTGGGGTAGTTGATTTAATAAGCGGTAATTTTTGGCCGCTTGATGTTGTTTTATATGATGTTTAATTGGACTATTACAGAGAGTGGTGGGCAAGCCTCTATCCGACAATTTGAGTCGGGTGCTACGATGGGCCAGAGTTGGTACACCAAGTACATCGGTTACTCAGTTCGTCTCGTCAAGGACGCAACGTGACCGACCTGATAGCAATACTGACCTCCCTATCGCAGGTGCTCGGATTCCCCGCAGCACTTGCGCTGGCGTGGGCTGCCTTCGTAATCCGCGACCATGGCAAGCGCATCTCCGAGCTGGAGAACTCGCAGAAGTCCGAGGTAAACGCCATCTACGACCGGCTCAACTCCATAGCGTCGGACGTAGCGTACATCAAGGGCAGGATAGAGGGCGACAAGTGAAGGCGGTGTACTGCTACACATTTCTCACCGGGGCCTCGACCCTGCTCAACCTCAAGGAGCAGAAGGGGGCCAAAAGGCGTTACGTACTGACCTCGCCAGTTCGATTCTGCGTCAATTTCGACGACGGCTCGCTTGAGGTGGTGACGCACCCAGGCTTCATCTTCGACGGGCGCAGCGGGCCCCGCATAGCCGACATCTACGCCCCGAACCTGGGTAGCCTGGACGAGCGGGCGGCGTGGCTCATGCACGATGCGCTGGGCTATGCCGGGAGCCTCGGGTTCAAGGAGACCAACATCGCGCTCAAACTCTTTCTCCGCGACATCTGCGGGTACAGAAAAACAAAAGCAGAGGCCATACGGATAGCGGTTAGCCTCTCCCGTTCCTGGTACGGAAGGCCTAAGCCTACGGACTGGTGTTACGCCAACCTGGGGCTTGTGGATACGACGTGGAAGGCCCGATGATTTTCCGTTACGTTTTCCGGGGCGAGGTCGCCTCCAAGAAGAACTCCAAGGTGCTGGCACGCGTCAAGGGCCGCCCCATGCTGCTACCCTCCCGAAAGTACCAGGAATGGGAGAAGCGTGCCCGCCTCGCCATAATGGCCGAGGGAAGGCCCCCGAAGCCTCTAAAGGCCGCGCGCCTGTCAATGGTAATCTACCACGGCGACCTCATCAAGAGGGACTCCAACAACGCCACGCAGGGCGTGCAGGACGTGCTGGTGGACATGGGGGTAATCCAGGACGACAACTGGATGGTGATCGGCACGCCGGAGGTGTCGCACATGGTTGACGTGCAGGACCCGCGCCTGGAAGTTACGGTTGAGGAGTCCGAGCCTACGGACTGGAAGGCTGTATTCAAGGCTGCGAGGAAGTCCGCGAAAAAGAAGTAAAAAGCCCCGGCAGGGGGAGCCTGCCGGAGCCAACAACAACAACGGTGAGGATAATCACCATTGTATCCAAAATCTACTATTTTTATCCCCGAAAGTCAAGCCGAAAACACCCCAAAAACGTGTCAAAAAAGTTTCCGCAAAAGTGATACTTTCGTGATACATAGCCGCGTAGACCGTATAAATGCTGGGTAAAAATAGAGCAGCTGACTCTTAATCAGCGGGTCGCAGGTTCGACCCCTGCATCATCCACGAAAGGCCGTTTTCAATAGCGAAAACGGCCTTTTTGTTTCAAAAACGCCAAATCCGTCAAAAAATTTTTTCCTGTACAAAACTTACATTTTGCTTATAAAATGTCATATAAAGGACAAAAAAGGTTAAATTTTTGTCTCACGGAGTGATACAATCGTGATACATTTTTTTCAATCGGATTGATTAAGAGTAACTTACTCTAAATCATCGGAGGGAACATGGCCGCTTTGACGCGATATTCGATAGCCCGGAGGTACGCCTACCGGGGTTACAGGAACTGGTACGGCAGGGTGTCGGAACCCGGAAAGCCCGTCCGCTGGATTTCCCTGGGCACCAGGATAAAGGCCGAGGCCGAGGAGTGGCTACGTGCCGCCATGTCGGGGAGATTCGTGACCGAAAGCAGGGCCGTTTCCGTGGCTTCTGCGGCCCTGGAGTTCCTGAAGGGGCAGGAGTCCTCGAAGGGCAGCGATTCGGCCACAGTTGCCGCGTATTCGCAGAGGCTGGGGTGGTTCACGGAATGGGCGGCTGGAAACGGCGTGGAGTACCTTTCCGACCTGGATTTCAGCAAGGCGTCGGACTACTCGCTCTACCTGGGTTCGGCCTATTCGGCAAAGACCCACCGCGAGGCGTTGAGGGTACTGCGCCAGTTCGTCAAGTGGGCTTCCGTGGCCTACAACATGGAATCGTGGCACCCGCTGGACCTGTTGCAGGCACCGAAGCTCGCAAAGAGGGCAAAGGAGTTCTGGACGGTTGAGGAACTGGCTAGGATACTTGACGGGGCTCCCGACGCGGACACGAGGCTTTTCTGGGCGTTCATGGCCTACGCCGGGCTACGCCACTCCGAGGCAGCGTCGGTAACGCCATCGGACATTTCGGATGGAGTCATAAGGGTTGTCGGGAAGGGCGACAAGGAATCGTTCATCCCGGTTGGCGAGGCCCTGGAAAAGGAAATAGCCCGGAATCCGTCGTGGGATTTTTCGGGCTATTCGAACAACTGCGCGGCCAACAGGAAATTGCAGAGGGTTTTGATGGCTCTTGGGATGGGGAGCGGGAACCTGCACAAGTTCCGCCACTCTTTCGCGAGTAACCTTATCCGTTCCGGTGCGAACATAAAGGCGGTCCAGCAGCTCATGCGCCACGAGGATGTGAAGATAACGCTGGATACCTACTCCCACCTGTTGCAGGAGGATGTCAAGGGAGCCGCTGACCTTCTTTGAAAAGCTCCTTGATCCTCCTGCAAGACTCGGTCTGGAGTTCGTCCCAGCGTTCGCGCGACATCAGGTTGCTGAACCGTTTACGGTAAAGCTTCGAGACGTTGCAGATTACGGGCCTATGGTCGTATATTTCGCACAGGTTGTCCTTCGTCAGGTGGATGCACGAGCCGTCGGGCCTGGCCCATTTTTCGAGCGGTGTACCCTTGAGCATACGGCAGCACAGGCCGCACCTGTCGCACGTGAAGGTCACTAGCTGCGCCTCCGCTGTTCAGCCATTGCGTGTTCCATGGCCATTTTTCGAAGCGCTGCCTCCTGCTCGTACTTCTTGCGGTAGGTCTCCGCCTCGCGGCAGTACGTGTCCACGTATCGTGCGTAGGCGTCTGCAGCAGTCTGCACGGCAGCGGCCAGGGCATTGATTGATTCGGCTATCTTGTCCATGTCTAGTTCTCCTTTATCGTCGTGATTTTTGCCTTGAGAATTTCTATTTTCGCCTCGTAGGAATTGACCGTATTCTTGGCCTTTTCCTTCGTGTACCACTCCAGGAAGTCGGGGTGCATCTTGAGCGCGTAGCCAAGCATCTCCTGGTCCTCGGACCTCTTGTTACGCTGGCCCTCAAGCACATTATTCAGTTGATCAACGGTAATACCCAGTTCCTTGACCTTGTATTCCAAATCCACCTTCTCGCGCAGGAGGGTGTCGTACTTTTCGCGCAGCACCCTGTATCCCGTGAGCTGTCCCTTAAGCGAGCCGATGTTCTCGTTCAGTGCGTTGATGACCTTCTGCATACCGTTTATTTTTTTCCACGGGTCGAAGCTCAAGTGCGACGGCCTTTGCCCGTTGTGCAGCGGCGTGTCTTGCGAGTCGTCAATGTTGTCGGGTTCGTTTTCCATGGGCACGTCGTAATCCAGGGTGTCGTCGTCGTTTGGGTTTCGCCTAAATAGCATTGTTTACCTCCATCAGTGTGATTCCGTATCTTTTCAGAGTCTCTTTCATTCGCCGGTTCTCTGCCATGATTCGCTCGTATTCCTCGAGCGGCACGGTGGCGTAAAGTGGTTCGGCGTGGGTCTGCCCCGGATGTAGCGGGTATGGGTATTCTTTAGCCATTAGCAAATTCTCCATTTTCGATTGTATCCATCATTCGAAGGATTACGGCACCGCATTGGGCCAACTCCTGCAAGGCGTGTTCCTTGTCGCCCTGCTGGTAGGCGTTCAAGGCCTCGTAAAATTCCTCTTGGAACAGGTCGCTCGCATAATGAGTCGTTATTTCGTCGTTCCATTTCTTCCACGCCTTTTCCTCTCTGTCGAAGTCGATTCCTGGAGGTATAACTTCGTCGCAGAACTTCGGGTGCTTGCCCTCCGCCTTACGCAGTTCTTCCTTGATGGCTACGAGGTAGCCGTTGAGTTTTCCAGGTTCTATCATTTTGTATCCTTGTTGTTTAGGTGGCTGGCGGGAGTCGAACCCGCAACCTTCGGCACCTTCTTCCCGCGTGTAACCGTTTAACACCTTTTTTCATCGGAGTCGAACCGATATTCGGGTATAGCCGCGCTTTAACCAATTAAGCTACAGCCGATGGATTTTAGGTTTCGTCAATCAAGTCCTTGATACGTTCGCCAAGAACATCGGCGTATTCCTTCATCGCCTTCGCCTGTTTACGCCACAATTCCTTGTGGTGTTCGCTCACAACCTTGGTGTCTGCTTCAATCGCCTTGTTGAGTTTTGCGAGAAGGGTAGATACCTCTCTGCGCTCGCAGGCGAGTTCGAAGATAACATCGGAGCTCGTACGAGGAATGGAGCGCACACATTTGTTCGCATTTTCGTTTTCTTTACACATGGTTTGTTTCCTTTGCCCTGTTGGGCGGTTAGTGGTTTGTTAAGTACATTCTTGTAAGTATCTTTCATTTCCTTTTGGCATCCGATGCAGAGCCAAAATCGTGCGATAACTTTGCCTTCAATGCTCATCGTACATTCGGCTGCGGGAGCATAAGATTTGCACATTTCGCACCTATGCTCGGTGATTACAAATTCATTAGCCATCATTCCTCCGTTAGGTTCCTCCCGCACATCGGGCAATAGTTGATTTTGGCAAAGTGGATACACTCAAAATCCTTCCAATATTCAAGGTCAAATCCGTCTTTGGCCTTGACAATACAACACACATCGCCTAAATCCTCAAGGTCACCACACAACGGCTTCCCTTCGTCGATTTCGCCGTTGCAGTATTTGCAGGGGTTGTTTGTCATTTTTAACTCGCACATCACTTCGCCTCCTTCATTCGTTTAACAATCAGTTCTTCTGCGTTCCAAACAAGCGCCTTGCACTTCTTGCACTTTGGCAAAAGGTTCTCGGCGTTGTCAATCAAACCGTAGCACACATTAAGGTCTGCTTCGGTGGTGGTGTTCGCTATCTTGCAATCTTCGTCAAGTTTTGTTCCTCGCAATTTCGCTCTGTTAATCATTTCGCCTCCTTAGCACTTCGCCCAATTAAGGTCATTTTGCCGTTGTCAATCTTGTAAATACGCCACTCCACAGTAACATCCATCCATAATCCCCAATGCATGAGGAGGTCGTACAGGTTGGATTCGTAGGCAATGCGGTAATCCATGTAATATCGGTCGAAGTATTTCAGCATGTATCTCATCACGCCTCCTTGAATTTCTCGGCAAGTTCCAGCCAACGCTTGTGCCATTGTAATGCCCATTGTTCCTTTTTGTAAAAGGCGTTATCGCCAAACCATCTTGCACGTAGTCTGCAATTACTCGCCATCGCCAAGCACCGCTTGTACTTCTGGTGGCGGACGGCGGCAACAAGCCTCATTCCGTGTTCGACAGGGATGAAGCCTTCACCGTAGATTAAGCATCTACTTATGACCTCCTGGATTACATCTTCAGTTCTATCTTTGAGCAATCGGCCTATACTCTTTTTTAACTGGTCAATCTCTTTGTCCTTATCCGCAATCACCTTGTCGGCTTCGAACTTGAGATAAAACTCGTCATACTCATCGGGTCTTAATTCGTGGTGATATATATTCAGTTCGCTCATCAGTATTCCTCCGCTTCCTTACGAGTCCTGAAGAAGTGGAACCCGCTCGCACACTCGATGTTGTACATCAGGTTGAAGTCCTCGATGTTGATTTCCTGCCCGAGGCGATATTCAAAGGAATTATCGTAACTAGAGTGCAGTACTTCGTGTCCTTCCGTATCGGTAATCTTCGCCTTGTTCGTCCGGCACTTTCTGCCGTTGATGCAGAATACGATTGCACCCGCGGGAATCTCTGCCGTTATCACCACGCCCTCCTGGGTTTTCTTGAAGCCCGTCATGGGCTCGGTGAGTATTTGACCGAGACGAATTTTCTCGGCACGGTTAAGGTTGGCACCGACAAGGCTGGCACCGACAAGGCTGGCACGGTCAAGGCTGGCACGGTCAAGGTTGGCACCGACAAGGCGGGCACGGATAAGGTTGGCAC